ACGGCTTGCCCTGTAGTGAGAGTTGACGTTTCAACAGTGAGGTTCTGAAGCTGGTCGTACTTTACAGCACCAGCAGCAATCAGACCGGAGCCACTGATCGGGGGACCAGTGTACTTCGCCCTCGCTATCGCAGAGGTCACTCGGTAAGCAACTGCCAACTGCTGAATCTCCTCCATTGCTAGAGGGGACAACCACGCGGTGAGACCCGGGTCCTGTACAGGAGCGGGGATCTCATAATCACTCATCATCGTTAAAATCAGAGCTTGGTTTGCACCATCCGCGGGGCAGTAGGAAATGAGGCCAGGGTTATTCGCTCCCGTCGGATCGAACCCAAGAATCTGGCTTCCAGTTGTGAGCGCATATTGCCTGCCAAGCGTATTTGGACGCATGACAAACCCACCGAACCCACTGGGTGTCTGGACGACAACGTTGTCGTTTTCTGAGACAGTACTTGGTGTACCCGCATAAAGCGGCTCCAGGGTGTTCGCGATGACTGTTTTCAAAGGAATCGGCGAGGGCATTTTCGCCTGATTGTACTTCGGGTCATCGGGGTGGCAAAGGCTCATAGCCCATGCGAGGGTGCCAGCTCCTGCAGCTGACGCCTTCTTCCCAATCTTCTTGGGCGTTGTAAGTTTATAGGTCTTACCACCTGTTTTCATTTCGGCGCGTGTGCGCACTTCTCTGGCTACTTTCTTCTCGACCTTCTCGATTTTCTTCACCATAGCTTTAACTTTCTTGGGGGCAGCCCCCTTCTTTTTGTCCGGCATTAGGATTTTTATTACCCAAATATTTCGCCAAAGTTGCAGGGGGGCTGCGCGCGGGTAATTCCCCGTCGGAACAAAATAATCTGAACAAAGACCGTACGCCACTATGCCTTCAGCAGCTGGGTCAATTTCATACATACTGTCGAATCCATCGTCTTGCGACGCGCTGTTTGGAAACCAGTAAGCTTCGGGTCGGATCACTTCCTTCCCTGTCAATTGCATATAGAACAACTCAGAAGCAGGCATCTGTGCAATAAAGCACAGTCCAACCCAGTCGGGTAAGTCTGCATTCCTTTCGTCCTCTCGATCAATATGCTTCGCAATCACGTTGTCTAGTTTCGTCAAAGACCTTCTCCCACGAAGGTTCTTCTCTGCAGTGGCGGGTGAGGCCAAAGCAGGGTCAAGACTGAAACCACTCAACAGAAGTCGGTGAGCGACCAACTTCGAGAGACGCTGGACCGGCGTCATCCCTTTCTTCGTTTTTAAGACGAGGGATGAAATTTGCCGATCAAGGTCCGATGTCACTGGGAGTAACTGCGATAAAGCATCATCGCCAAGGGCCCTCCGGCCTAAAAAAACGACCTCGGACAGGTACTGGCTTTGGTGGACTTTCAGCTCGGCGCCGAAGAGGTCTTTCCATGTGGGTGCCAGCCCTTCGAGGAAGCGGAGGTATATCTCGCGATTTATTGAACAAGTACCATCATCTCCGAAAATCACAATTCCTGACCTTCTCAGCCAGTTGCGAAACCCATCTACAGTGCCATGGATCTTGATCCAAACCAAGGCAATGCGTACGATGTGAAAATAGGAGTTTTTGTTTGTGGTAGAAATGTCTCCACTGTAGATTCCGGCCATCACGAGAACGAGACGGCCATCAGGCAGCAGAACGATCCTTATGCAGGACCAGAAGTTGATATAGGCCAACACCCTGCGCAGCGGACTATCCAAGTCCTCATCGTCACGCAGGCCCTCAAAGCATTTTTTCAGCTCCATGAGGATGTGCCAACTAATTGTCACTTCAATTGGATGGGAGCGATCGTATTGAACAGCATCCCAGTCGACGCGAATCGGCTGGAATTCGGGCACATCGTGCCTTTTAAGTCCCTTTACTATCATGGGCC